CAAGGATGTGTGGCGCGTCGACGGCAAGCTGGTCCGCAGCGTCGGCCGGCCGCTCCTCGGCGCCGTGGTCGAGCATGTCGCACGAGGCGGGTTCATCGAGTTCGCCACCCGCACCAGCCGCGGCGGACGCGGCACCACCTACGACCTGCTGGTCATCGACGAGGCACAGCACCTCTCCGAAGAGGACCTCGAAGCGATCCGGCCAGTCATCTCCTCCGCACCGTTGGGGAACAGCCAGGTCATCTACCTCGGCACCCCGCCCGACCCGGACAAGCTCGACGCGAAGATCGGCGAGGCGTGGGTGCGGCTCCGGAAGGGCGCGGGGAAGGCGAAGGACCTCGGGTGGATCGAGTACGGCGCCCCGGACGGACCGATGCCCGACATCGACGACCTCGAGCTGCTGTACCAATGCAACCCGGCCCTCGAAGTACGTCACGGCAACGGCAGCTTCGGCCTCGACCTCGAAACCGTTCAGGGCGAAAAGGCAGACCTCACACCAGCCGGCTACGCCCGCGAACGCTACGGCTGGTGGGGCAACCCGGAGGCAGGCGCACACCGAGGTGTGATCAAGATGGACCAGTGGAAGAACCTGCGGGCCGCCGGCGCCACGATCCCCACCCGAGGCACGGTCGTCGTCGACTGCCACCCTGAGCTGCTGTTCACCACGGTCGCGGTCGGCACCGCCGGCACCGACGGCAAGCCGCTCGGGCTGGTCGACCGGCACGAGGGAACCGCGTGGGTGCAGTGGAGGATCAGGCAGCTCGTCGACGACCTCGAGATCGTGAAGGTTCCCAAGAAGGACGACCCCGACCCGAAGAAGGCGACCGCAGGGGTGGCGCTCACCCCGACCGCCGCGCACTTCGGTCCCGCTCTCGCTGAGGAAGGCATCCCATACCATCTCCTCACGTCCGCGGAGATCGGCGATGGGTGCATGAGCAGCCAGGAGATGATCCACAACAGCCAGGTCGAGCACGTCGGGCAGCCGACCCTCGACATCGCCGCCCGAAACGCTGTCACCCGCAACCACGGAGACGTGCAGATCTGGGACCGCCGGCAGAACAAGACCACCGACATCAGCCCGATCATCGCGTGGTCGGTCGCGGTAACCAGGTGGCGCCGAGCAGCCGCGGTGAAGGCCCCACCTGTCGCCGCGCCCACCAGGGGCAGCATGCGCGCCAGCCAGCCCCAACAGCGCCGCACCGCAGCGACCCACAGCCCTGCCGCGCCGGACACTGCTGCGGTTCCGGTTCGCCGCAGCCGCCGCTCCCAGACAGGCTTCGACCCCCGCACCAGCGGCTTCTAGCCCCCACCTCGTGAGGAGGAACCAGTGACGCAGACGCCACCCGAGCCAGCCCCGCCCGTTCGTGAGCGCGGCTACAGTCGCACCAGCGACACGGAGCTGTGGGGCTTCGGTGGCCGCGTCAAGACCCCGGAGATGAACTGGCCGCAGTGCCTGGAGATCTTCGAGGACATGGGATCGGCAGACGGCCAGGTCGGGTCGAGCCTCGAAGCGATCGTGAGCCCCATCCTCGCCGCCGGGAAGCGACTCGACCCCCGTGGCTGCGACGACAAGGTCGTCGAGCACGTCGCGAACGACCTCGGGTTGCAGATCATGGGGGCCGAGGAACCCGACGACGACCCCGAGAACCCCAACCAGCTCAGCCAGCGGAGCCGCCGCCGCGGACGGTTCTCCCTGGCCGAGCACTTCGAGATCGCGGTCGCCGATCACCTCCAGTACGGGCACGCAGTGTTCGAGCAGGTCTACTTCCCACCTGACGAGCAGGGGATCTACCACCTCCGGAAGCTCGGGTTCCGTCCGCCGCGGACGATCGCACGGTGGAACCTCGCCTCGGACGGTGGACTCAACGGCATCACGCAGTGGGCGCCCGGCTACCTCGCGCCCGGTCCCGGCCTGTACTCCTATGGCCCGGTAGGGGTGTCGCTGCCCGTGACCCGGCTTGTGGTCTACGTCAACGGCAAGCGCGGCAGCCACTGGATCGGGCAGAGCGTGCTGCGCGGCGCCTACAAGCACTGGGTGCTGAAGGACCGGCTGATCCGCCGCTACGACCTCGTCACCGAACGCAACGGGATGGGGATCCCGGTCTACATCGCCGCGGGCACCGGTGACGCCGAGGTCAAGGCCGGGCAGGACATCGCCGACAGCACTCGCATGGGCGACGACTCCGGGATCAGCCTCCCGAACGGCGCCGAGATGAAGCTGATGGGTGTCACCGGCTCCACCATCGACATCCTGCAGGGGATCAAGTACCACGACGAGATGATCGCCCGCGCGATGCTCGCGAACATCCTGAACCTCGGACAGAACCGCGGCACCGGCAGCTGGGCGCTCGGCGCGACCCTGCAGGACGTCCTCAGCCTCAAGACCCAGGCGATCAGCCGGCGTGTCCGGGACACCTTCAACGAACACGTCATCGAGGACATGGTCCAGGTCAACTACGGCCCAGACGAGCCCGCACCCAAGCTCGTCGTCGACGAGATCGGCAGCAAGACCGACGCCCTCGTGCAAGCCATCGCCAGCCTCGTGCAGTACGGCGTCCTCAAGCCCGACGAGGACCTCGAGACCTTCATCCGCACCACCCTCGACCTCCCGCCCCGCGGAGGACAGACCACCGCACCCGCCGCCCCACCCGAGGAGGACGCGTGAACACCAGCCACGACGACCCCGAGCTCGCCGAGCAGCTCGACCGTGACCTGGCCGACCGGCAGGCCGGCATGGACCACGTCGACCAGTCCGAGACGCTGCGCCGCGCCGCCGCCGCGCAGCGCCGCAACGGGGCAGACGCGTGAGCGGCCCGCGGCTCACCCGACGCGCTGTCGCCCGGCAGCGCCTCGAAGCGTTCGCCCGCCACCCCCAGGCGCACGTCCAGCTCGCGGTCGTCGAGGACGCCGCCGACGAAACCGACTCGCCCACCGCAGCAGGATCGGTCGCCGAGCTGTGGCTGTACGGCGTCGTCGGCGGCTACTGGTGGGGCTTCGACGCTGAGGGTGTCGCCGACGAGCTGCGGAGGATGCCGAGCGACGTCACCGAGGTCCGCGTCCGGGTCCACAGCCCAGGCGGGAACGCCGCCGACGGCATCGCGATCGGGAACCTGTTCCGCAACCACCCGGCCCGGTTCGTCGGCGTCAACGACGGGCTCGCCGCCAGCGCCGCGAGCGTGCTGATCCTCGGTTGCGACGACATCGTCATGAGCCCCGGCAGCCAGATGATGATCCACGACGCGTCGGTCCTCACCTACGGCAACGCCGCGCAGCTCCGCAGCGACGCCGAGTGGATCGACAAGCAGTCGAAGAACTACGCGGAGGTGTACGCCACCCGCGGCGGCACCGCCGAGGCGTGGCGCGAAGCGATGCTCGCAGACAACGGCCGCGGGACCTGGTACACCGCCTCTGAAGCCGTCGCCGCTGGGCTCGCCGACCGCGAGGGCACCGTGCAGTCCGTGAGCCCCCCGCCGCCCGAGCCCGACGCCGACGACCTCGACGACGACGGCGAGATGGCCGCCCGCGCCGCGTACGACCGCGACGTGCTCTGCCACCCCGACGCCTGGGCCGCCTGGTCCAGCACCGCCGGCGCCCGCCCGGCGCCCCCCAAGCCCCCGACCGCGTCCGCGGAAGGGTCCAACACACCGAAGGGATCCAGCGTCATGCAGCTCAGCGACGCCGCAGTGAACACCCTGAAGGCGAAGCTCGGCGTGACCGCCGAGGACGCGGACGAGGCGACCATCATGGCCGCCCTGGACGAGGTCCTCGACGAGCAGACCGAGCAGACCTCCACGGGCACCCCCCAGACCTTCACGCCCCCCGAGGGGACCGTGCTGGTCGACGCCGACACCTGGGCAGCGACCCAGGCCGGCGCGCAGGCCGGCGCCGAGGCGCGTACGGCCCAGCTCACCGAGCACCGCGACCGCACCATCACCGCCGCGATCGCCGCCGGCAAGTTCGCCGCCAACCGCCGCGAGCACTTCGAGGCAGCCTGGCAGGCCGACCCCGCCGGCACCGAGGAGACCATCAAGGCGCTGCAGCCGGGACTGATCCCGGTCAGCGAGCTCGGCCACGACACGCCCACCGGCGCGCAGGCCGACGAGACCGCCACCGACGAGGCCCTGGCCGCCATCGGCGCGCCGTTCGGTCTCACCGCAGAGGAGATGAAGGTCCGATGACCGACTACCTGCCCAAGCACCAGCCGGGTGCCGCGATCACCCGCACCGCGTCCGCTGCGATCACCGGCGGCCAGGTCGTCGTGGTCAGCGGCTCCGGGACCGTCGCACCGTCCGCTGCCGCCGACGCCAAGTGGGTCGGGGTCGCCGGCCACGACGCCGAGAGCGGGGACTCCGTGACGATCTTCAAGGGCGGCGTCCAGCGGCCCCTCGCCAGCGCCGCGATCACGGCGGGCGACATCGTGGTGACCGCGGCCGCTGGCCGGGTCGTCACGAACGCCAGCCCGGGCGCCGGCCAGCAGGTCGGGATCGCCCTCACCACCCAGGCCTCGGCGGGTCAGCCCGTCGAGATCGACTTCCTCCGCTGAGAGAGAGGCGCACACCATGTCCACCTTTTCCCCGACCAGCCCGACCGTGAACGGCACCAAGGTCACGGTCGACTACCTGGTCAACAACCCCGCGCTCGTGCAGCGTGTCCTCCGCTCGCTGGTGCAGAAGCGGCTCATCGGCGCCCGGTTCCTCACCGGACGCGTCGACGTCACCGGCAGCGGCGCCGCGATCTTCGAGACCGGCGAGAGCATCTTCGCCAACGACGTCGCGGAGGTCATCGACGAGCTGTCCGAGTACCCCCTCACCGACGACGGCAACCCGGCCCTGTCGGTGTTCACGGTCGACAAGTACGGCCTCGCCACCGACGTCCCGGACTCGATGATCCGACGCAACCGCATCGACGTGGTCGCGCGGAAGCTCGTCAAGATGGCGAACCGGATCGTCTACGGGTTCGACAGCCGCTGCCTCTCGCTGATGGCGAGCGGGATCACGCAGACCCAGGCCGCGTCCGCGGCGTGGAACCTGTCCACCGCCGACCACCTGCTTGACGTGCTGCTCGCCAGCGCGAAGGTGGACGAGCTCGACGAGGGTTTCGAGATCAACGCGATCGCGCTCAAGCCCACCGCCTGGGCCCGGCTGATCAGCGCGAGCAAGATCCTCGCCATGCAGCCCCGCGAAGGCGGCGACAACGCCGTCATGACCGGGAACATGTTCCAGTTCGCTGGGCTGGACATCTACCGCACCAACGCCCTGCCCGGCGGCGTCGAGGTCCTCATGGCCGACACGCTGCAGCTCGGGTCGATCATGTGGGAGGACCAGGGCGGCGGCTACATGGGCGACGCCGGCGACGTCGACGGCGTCGAGTCGAAGGTCTTCCGGCTCGAGAAGCAGGACGGCGTCCGCATCCAGGCCCGGAAGGCCCAGGAGCCCGTGCTCCAGGAGCCCGGCGCCGGCATCAAGGTCACGGGGACGGCCTGATGAGCAAGATGCTGATCGGGAAGGCGGCTCTGACCGCGATCCGGCTCACGGACGGCCGGCGGGCCAACCTTCCCGCCGGGCGCGCCGTGCCGGAGAACATCGACCCCGCCGACGCCGAGCGGCTCCTCGCCGAGGGGTTCCTCACCGAGGTGGAGATCCTCGACGAGGTCGCGCAGATCGACCCTGCCGACCTCGACCTAGAGGGCCCCGCCGTGGACCACCCTTCCGGGGTGGTCCCGGCCGGTCTGACGTTCGACGACGTCACCACCGATCTCGCCGGCGGTGGGGAGGTGGAGGTCACCGCGGAGCCGTTCACCGACGAGGAGCTCGCCGAGGTCCGCAAGGGCAACGTCGACCAGCAGCTCGACAAGGTCGGCGACGACCCGGTGAAGGCCCAGCAGGTCCTCGACGCCGAGCAGGCTGCCGCCAAGCCCCGCACGACGCTGCTGACGGGACTGCAGGACGTCCTCGACGCGGCGGCGGTCGCGGAGGGTGAGGAGTGATGGACCCGGCCGCGCTGACGGTGTCGTATCCCACGGGCACGTGGGTGAAGACCACCGACGGGCCGGTGCGTCTCGGGCAGGGCGACGCCCTGCCCGAGAACGTCCACCCCGACGAGGTGGCTCGGCTCGCGAACGCCGGCGTCCTCGCCGGCCTCGACGCGGAGCCCACCCTCATGGACCCGGCGCTCGAGCTGCCCGACGGCACCGTCGAGGAGCTCAAGGTCCGGATCGGCGACGACCCGGACCTCGCGGCCGCGTACCTCGAGCAGGAGCAGGGCCGCGACAAGCCCCGCGCCACGTTCGTGACGCACCTCGAGCAGGTCCTCGCCGACGCCGACGAGGACCGGGGCTGACATGGCACTGAGCGGGCTGCTCGGGGACGTCACCAGGGAGTCGGTTGCCGAGAAGCTTCACCAGCGGCAGCCGAAGATCCTGACCAGCACCGACCCCGAGCAGCTCGCCCGATTCGAGGCCCGCGTGACAAGCGCGAGCTTCGCTGTGCGGACCCTGGTCGGCAGCGACCCGCCCGCCGGCACCATCCGCGACCTTGCCGCCGACACGATCGCCCTCGAGACCGCCAGCGCCACCGAGTACGCCGACTACCCCGAGCAGCAGGTCCAAGGGCAGGACGGCCGCGGCTACTTCCTCCACCAGCAGTACCTCGAACGGCTCGCGCTGCTCACACAGATCCTCGCCGACGCCGGTGGGGTCGTGCCACCTGACGGCGAACCCGTGCCCACGGTGGCGGGTCTCCCACACGCCACGATGCCCGACCATCTGCCCTACCCGGACCCCGCCTACGTGGCGGGTGTCACCCACCACCTCCCCGACCGTGACAGCTGGCTGAACCCGTAATGCTCACCATCGACGCGAACATCACCGCCCCCCGACGCCAGTTCGGCGACATGCGGGCCCGCGCCGAAGGTCGGGGGCTCATGACGATCCTCGCGCGCGGCCTCGAGGAGTACGAGCGCACCATGTTCGCCACCGCCGGCGAGGGGAAGTGGGCGCCCGACGACGAGGAGACCCTCGCGCAGAAGGGCGGCGGCCGGGTGCTGGTCGACCAGGGTCGTCTGATGCGGCAGCTCACCCACGCCCGGATCCTCAGCAACGACGTCGCCGAGGTCTCCCGCGGGACAGCGTTCTACGGCGACTTCCTCCGCGACGGCGAACGCGGCATGCCGAAGCGGGACCCCGCCCCGATGCCCGACCAGCGGCGACTCGAGCGGTGGGCCGAAGCCGTCGCGCTGTACATCACCACCGGGGAGACGTCGTGACGTTCCTCGAGGAGTACGGCATCCAGTCCGTCGACCAGGTCCTCGTCGCGCTCGAACAGACCCTGAAGACCGCGCTCCCGCAGGTCCTCGACCTCGACCAGGTCAAGGCCTACCTCGGCGACAGGGCCACCGAGTTCGTCGCCATCACGACGTGGCAGCAGGTCCCCACCATAGAAGCGATCGCGACCGCCGACTACCCGGCCGTCGCGATCACCAGCCCCGGGCTGTCCGCGCCGCCGATCTACAAGCGCAGCACCGACACGTGGGAGACCACATGGCGCGCCGCGGTCGGGATCTACGACCGCACCGGCGTCGACGACGGCGGCCAGTCCGTCACCCAGGCACGGGTCCGCGACTGGATCGCCTTCATCCGCACCGCCGCGATCCGGAACCCCACCCTCGGCGGCACCGTCCGCGGCCTCCAGTGGGTGGGGGAGGAGTACGACCTCCTCCCCGACCGTGACAAGGCCCGCACCATCGGTGCGGGCGCCCTCGCGCTCGACATCCGCGTCGACGTACGCAACACCCTCGGCATGGGACTCCCGCCCGTGACGAGCACCACCACCCAGCTCGACGTCCGAAACAACCAGGAGTGAGAGGCACATGAGCCGACCGCAGATCATCGTCAACGTCACGGCCGCGTTGGCCCGACGTGGCGCGCCCACCGAGACCGGGCGCGCGTTCCTCGCCTACCCCAGCGCCACCGGCCCCGCCACGCCGGTGGTGTGCACCAGCGAAGCCGACGCGCTCGCCGAGTCGGTGCCCGCCGTCCAGGCCGCGTGGGTCGGCGACGCGCT